TTTGGTGTTAAGCGTAGTGCGTTGCCTATACCTAAAGGAATGTACTGTTATAGCCCTGATATAGAAAAGAACAAAGCAAAGAAAGACTTTAGTACATATTATATAAACCCTTGCAAATATTACAAAAATTTAGGTCGTAGATATAATGGATGTAGTTACTTAGGAATAATTACTGATGATATGACCTTTGATGACCAATGTAAAATGTGTGGCGAGAATTATGGTGATGAAGACGAATAGCATTACGCCTAAAGTACCACGTATAAGAATTGAAGCGGATAAATGAGTTGTAAAGTAATACTTGATAACTTAAATAAATAATAACTTAACACCGATAAAGCAATGAACCGCTTTTGTTTTAATACGGTGTTAGCAAATGTAATTTACGGGATGAATTTACCTTACGTTCTCGCTCACTTCATAGGCGACTTTCTGCTACAAAATGACTGGCAAGCAGTTGGAAAGAAGAAAAATAATTGGATATGCACACTACACGTTTTGCTTTATATGACACCGTTTTTACTGACTGAATTAAGTTGGTTACAATTAGGATTAATAGCTGTACAACATTGGTTACAAGACCGAAGCTCATTTGTAGAATGGTGGTGTAAAACTATGGGTTCATTTCAAACCGAATTAAAGCAAAATACATTACCATGGGGTCATTTTGTAGTAGACCAAGTAATGCACTTCATTTGGATGTGGATAGTAGTAAATTATTTTTGCTAACGGATGGTGCTATGTTGTCGGATTTTGTTTTTCACAAAATATGCAATATAGGTAGTGTTATGCCCTTTTTTTTTGAGCGTTGGATAAAATAATTTACAGAAAAGTGTATTTTTAATACATAATACTGTATATTTGTAGTATAATAATTAAAACAAAAGAAATTATGACAACCCAAATGACAATCAGACAAATCAGACAAGAATTATTTTCAACAGAAAAATATACTGTAATTGGGTCAGAGGAAATGACAAACAAAGAAAGTAGAGATTTCTTATATGAAAAAGAAAACCAAGACGAAAAAATGAATGTAAAAGATAACAATACACATTTATTAATATGGAAGTAAAAAACCTAATTAACTGGAGTGAACTTAGCCGTAAATTAAGCGGTTCAGACAACTCTATACGACCAAATAAAGTGCCTAAAAAATACGAACGCAAAGTAAATCGTTTGCTATGGATTCTCGCTTTGTGGGAGCGTTGGGCAAATAGGGTATAAAACGGCTTTTGTATGAATAGTAGCCGTAAAAAAGCATTTAATCAAACTAGATACAGTACTTAATCATTTTTAAATAAAAATCATGAACAAAAAACAAAGACTTAAAAATCATAAAATATTTGTTTTAGCAACAATGCTGGCAGACGAACTTGAAACAGAAACACAATCTGGAGAGGCTAAGCAGATACATGAGTTAAGCAGAAAATTACAACACCGACTAGATCCTGTGGTGGATAAAGTATTTAACGCATCCAAGCTGGTTAATAAAACAACATACATCCAGGACATGCAAAATAAACTAGACACCATTATCCGGAAGAACTATCAGATAGATACGTCTTAAATAATGAAAAAAAATAAATACTACTCACTATTCAACATACACTTCACAAAGTGAACATTGTTGGAGTACTTAAAGGCATCATGATATTAGTTTTGAAACAGATAAGTACACTATGTCTGTTTTTGAAAATGCATTAAGATCTGTTGTAAGCACTCCAACCCTACTGGGTGCCTATCCATCTTTTGGGTACGCTAACCTTACGCAGTCAGCAAAGAAAGTCAATGTAAGAAGTTCATTGACGATTTCTGCATTTTACTCTGGTGTAGATAAGATTGCCAACTCCATTGCAATCCTTCCACATTCGGTAGTACAAAAAACAGAAGACACTATCGAGGTTCTAGACAGTCATGCGGTGCATGGTCTGTTGAACAAAAAGGCTAACTACTACCAGACTCCTTTCAATTTTAAGCATTTGATCGCATCTACGGTCCTGCTAAGAGGTAACTACTTTGCAGGCATTATTCGTGATGACAACGGCAAACTCATAGGTTTAGACTTTTGGGACCATAACCTGGTCACGGTAATTGATTATAACGATGAGTTGTTTTATTTATACAAAGAAAATACTTACAAATCACATGAAGTATTACATGTACCTGGCTTTTCTTTTGATGGAAAACTAGGCAAATCGATTCTAGAATTTGCAGCAGACAATATGGGTACTACCCTTAATGCGCAAAAATTTGGATCATCTTCATTGGAAAATCAGGGATTGACGTATGGTGTGATCGAGACTGAAAAGAAACTAGATTCTAAAGCTAAAGATGCTATCGGTTCTGCGTTTGAAAAACGAATGACCACAATGAACAAACATCGGGCAGCGGTTCTAGATGAAACGATGAAATATAAAAAAATAGGACTCAATCCTGAAGAATCAAAATTTATTGAAACCTATGCCAACGGTATCGAAGACATCGCTAGATGGTTGCACGTACCAAATCATAAGTTAAATATAAAGGGTGAGGGTGGTTACAATTCATTAATTCAAATGGAACAGGAATATCTGCAAACTGCTGTAAAACCTCTGGCTCAAAAGATCAAAGAAGAATTTGATGCAAAGCTGTTTACAGATAATGAGAAGAATCAAAACATCAGTATAGATCAAAACTTTAAGATCTTACTGCAAGTCGATCCAAAAAGCAGAGCAGAATACTACAAGTCTATGGTATTCCTAAAAGCAATGACTCCCAACGAAATAAGAAAATTGGAAAGCATGAATCCTTATGATGATGGCGATCAGTTCCTACAAATGTCAAATCTTCTTAATGAAGAACAAATGAAAAAACTATTAGCTGATGAAAATCCAGAATAAAATACAAACCCGAAATGCACAGGTACGTGCAGAAAGTGTAAACGAAGCAGAAAGAACTGCTGACTTTGTGATTTCTAGCGAAGCAGTAGATACTTATAATACTGTTTTCAAAAGTGATGGATGGCTCCTTGATCGCTACCAAACAAATCCTATTGTGTGTTATAATCACAACCATACGGATGCAGATCACGTCATAGGTACATCAGAAGTGTTTGTGGAAGATGGAATGCTAATTGGTCGAGTAAGATTTGAAGCTGCAGAAAACAATCCTTTGGCAGAAAAGATTTTTAATAAAGTCAAAAACGAAATCATTCGTGGTGCTTCTATTTCTGCTGAAATATTAGATGGACGTTACGGCCTGGAAGAACTGGATGAAGATCCAGATGTGTTGTATTTCACGCAACAACGATTAATTGAATGGTCTGTAGTGGCTCTTAATTCCAATCCAGATGCATTAGCAAGAAACCATAATAATCTGGAAGAGATCCAGAAAGCATATAAACCCAATACATCAGATCGGTCTGAAGATGAAGACCAGGATGATAACCAAGAAAGAGCGTCAAAGTTTGATGTTTTTGAAGCTCAATTATTAATCAATAAAAATCAGAGTTATGTCTAAGATTGCAGAGTTGCAACAGGAAAGAGCTTCAAAACTTGAAGCTCAAAAGAACCTAGCAGAGTCTAGAAAAGAAGGTGATGGAAAATTCACTGAAAAACAAAGAAGCGAGTTCTTTGATCTTCAAAAAAGAATTGAATCTCTCGATTCTGAAATTGAAGAAGAACGTCAAGTTGAAGCCTTTGAAAAAAGAGCTGCACAAGCCAAAGGTGAACGCAAAGGCGGTAAAGCTGAAAAAGGTGAAGAAGCTGAAAAGCGTTCTATCATCGAGCGTGCATCGATCACAAAAGCCTTTAGGACTAGGGGATCTTTGGATGGTGCAGAAAAAGAATTGAATGAAATTGGAATTGAGGCGAATCGTGCTGCAGGTGTAGAAACACCAGACGATTCTAAAATTACTATTCCTATGAGTGCCTTAAGAGCACAGTCTGTAACTGGGGACTCTGGTGCCAAAGGTGGTGAATTGGTAGTAAAAGATACACCAAGAGTGCAGATGCCGTTTCAACCAGCAACATTCTTAGAGTCTCTTGGGGCCACAAGATTGAGCAACCTTTCTGGTGGATCAATTCCATTACCAGTAGGACAAAAGTACACCATGCAGTGGTTAGCAGAGAATGCTGCCATTACACCACAAGACAAAAACTTTGAAGGACCAGAGTTAAGTCCAGAAAGACTTGGTGGTGCAGTGGACATCTCTAGACGTTTAATCTTGCAATCCTCTCCAGATGTAGAAAGCTTGGTAAGACAAATGATCTTAAGAGCTTACGACACTTCATTGAATAGTGCAGCTATTAATGGTCCTGGTACCAACAATGAGCCAGAAGGTATTTTGAACAAGACCGGGGTGAAAACTTCTAGTGTAACAACAGCAGAAGCTGCAGTTTGGGAACACGTCACTGAGCTTATGGGATTGGTAGATGCAGAAGATGCAACAGAGCTGTCTAGAGCTTACCTTATGTCTCCACAGTTGAGAGCTGCGTATATGAGTACAAAGAAAGATGCTGGATCTGGACGTTTTGTAATGGAAAGTAGAAATGAGCTTAACGGTTCTAATGCTTCTGCCACATCACTTGTGCCTGTACTATCTGGAAATGAATCCTTAATTTACGGCGACTTTTCTAAGTTGTTCATCGGTGAGTGGGGCGCAGTGTCCTTGCTGGAAGATCCGTACTCTGCATCATTGAGCAATGCCATAAGATTGGTGATCAACGCTCACGCAGGTGTAGAAATTGCACAGCCAAATGCTTTCGCTAAGAATAGCTTTATAACGATATAAACCTTCATTATGCTGACTGGGCTAGCAATAGCCCTTTCAGCGTAATTATTAAAACAAAAGTCATGTCAGAAGATAAAAACAAAGACATTAAAGACTTAGATGTAAACACACAGTCTACCGGAGAAGCTAAAAAAGCTGAAGACCAAAAAAAGTCTAAGTCCAATAAAAAAACTTCTAAAAAGGAAAGTAAAGTCAAAGTAAAAATAGACTGTGACAATGCTGCAGGAAAATACGGTATGCCACAACACCGTGGAATGACTGTGATCTTGGATGAATCGCAGGCTAAAGAAATTGAAGACAACAAAGATGGTAGAATCATAAAGTAATACTTATGAACAGTTTCAGCTTAAAATATGGTAAACCTGAAGCTGGTGTCAATATAGTGACACTAGATCAGGCCAAAGTAAATTCAAAAATAGATTTTGATGATGAAGATGCATTGTTACAAATATTTCTGGATGCCGCCACTGCTGAAATTGAAAACTATCTGGAATATCCTGTTCTAAAACGACAGGGATCTACCGTAGAAGTTGAAGGTTGGTTCGATAGATTTCAACTTAAATTTCCCATTATAGAAGATGGGATCACAGCTCTTAAGTATGAAGATGAAAATGGTACTCTGAAAGATATTGAAGATAATAATTGGAATTACGAAAGTAAGATCCTTTACTTAGATATGGATATCCCTTCAGATTTTGGCTATAGAATCTTTATCACTGCAGATCTTGGTTATAGTCTCGCGGACATTCCTGCGGACATAAAGAGAGCTTGTCTTTTGCTATTCGCTCACAACGACACTTACAGAGAAAATATGCCGATTAAAAACAACCAGGCAGCACATAATGTGCTAAGACCCTACAGAAGAACTTACTAGATGCAAACCTCAGGCTACATACATCCCGGACAGTTAAACAGGAAGGTAAAGTTGTATAAAAACACAACTGTAAAGACCGACTCAGGTGAAGCTGAACATACCGAAACATTGGTAAAGGAAGTCATGTATGCTAAAAGAGACGAGTTTCAGGGAAGTGAAGATGACTCTGATGGCAGAGTAATAGGTCTGGGTGTGGTGGCTTACACAGTAAGATTCACCACAGATGTTTTTACCAATGGGCAGCAGTATTTTGTAAGAGACTTTGATGGAGACTACCATATCAATTCTGTAGAACTCGCAGGCCAGCAAAGAAACCGATTTTTGAAACTTAAATGTGCCAGACGTGGAAACTAAGATTAAAGGGTTTGATAAGCTAAAGATCCAGATAAAAAAACTGGATGACAAGATGACCAGACGTGAAGTTTTAAAGATTCAGCGTAAACTGGCCACACCTTTAGTTCGTGCTTATCGAGATGCTTTGCCACAAAGTAACAGAACAACACAGCGTTTTGGGTCTACTTATCCACCCGGAAACCTTAAAAAGTCTGTTAGTAAAGAAACTGTACCAGGTAGAAAAGTAGGTGGGAATCCGCAAATAGTGGTAAGACCTTCTACCAAAGGTAAAAAAGGCGGTTATTATAGGCATATGGTCGTGGCCAAAGGAACTGAGATTGGATCTACTAGACGTGGATCTCGTAAAGGAATCAATACGGTAGTGAGCGATGCTAGAGATAGAATTTATGGAAGCAGAGAATCTACGCTCACAGCTAAATACGAAAAGCAAGTCACAAAGTTCGTACAAAAACAAATCGATAAACTCAGCAAAACATGATAAACAAAGCAGCAAAACATGTAAATACCGTAATGCAGTTGCTTGCTATTAAAGCAGTGATTGATGCTGATGTGTTTTGGGATATGGCGAATCAGGAACAGAAGGTTCCTTTTGCAAACTTTAAAATTACAAATCAAGGCTATATCACAAAAAATAAGCTTTCGCAGTATGCAGTAGAA